TCGCATCGCCAGCAAAGCCACCAGCCTTTGCGATTTTTCCTGAAATCCAGACAGGCTTGGTAAACGTCAGGCGGTTGGCCGACCCGCCATTAACCCAAGACAGCTGCGTGTTACTGTACAGAGCGGCATAGCCAGCGACGCTTGTGTTAGGGCTGTCCTGTTCGTAAACGTATTGGCCGTAGTTGTTATTCGACGCGCCAGCGCCAGATGTGGCTGAATTAAAGGTCGTCCACTGGAACGTCGAAGGATTGCTCAAGGCGAGCGTGACTGCGTAAGGGCTGGTGGCTACTGTCTTGCTTTGGCCTTGGCGGGCCTGTGCATCCGTCGCAAACGCCGGAACCGCCGCCGTGACGAAAGCCGTAGTCGCCAGCGCCGTGGTGTTGTTGCCAGCGGTCTGCGTGACGCCGATCGTGCCAGTCGGTAGCGTAGGCGTGCCGGTAAAGGTCGGGCTTGCCAAGGCAGCCGCCCCAGAGACATCAGCCACGGCCAGCGTGATCGCACCAGTCCGGCCAGCGACGGAGGTGACAGGGGCCGAGGTCAGGTATCCGGCAGGGTTGGACGACAGCGGGTAGTAGAGGAGGTTGGCCGCCGAGGTCGTCGAGTAGTCGGCAGCCGTGGCGGTCGCCATCGTGCCGAGGCCGAGGTTAGTCCGAGCCGTGCCGGTGTTCGCGAGGCCGCTCAGGTTGTCGGCCTTGAGCAGGAAGTCGGACGAGCCAGGGTAGGCCGTGGTCTGGGTCGTGGCATCAGGGAAGCGAACGCCTTGGCCGGAACTGAAGAGCTTGAGTCCTTCAAGGCCGTTAAGCGTGAAAGACTTGTTCCCGCTGGCATAGGTCACACCCTGGATGACGCCGGCTTGTAAGCTTAAATAATTGTAACCAGAAGATAATGAACCAATCAGGATGCTGCCGTCGGAGTTCGGGCTCGACGCCGTTCCGTCCAAGGTGAAATTGCCCTTGAGGGCGCCATCCGTCTTGAGCGCATAGGTCGACGCGGCAGTCGAAGTCGTCAGGTAGGACGACATACCCGCCTGCGTCTGATAGGTCGAGGCCGCAGCCGAAGTCGTGAGATACGACGACATCCCCGAGAGGGTCTGGTACGTCGAGGCCGCCGTCGTCGCGGCGAGTTTCAGGTCGAGCGCGTTCTGTAAATCAGTCTGCGAGCTGAGAGTGCCGGTGATGGATCCCCAGGCTACGGAGGTCGCAGGAGTGACGCCGCCGACGTTGACCACCCAAGCCGTGTAGGTTCCCGACCCGGTGTGGTGATTGATGTCCACGGTCAGGACGCCAGTGCCAGAGTTATACGTCAGCACCTCGCCGTGCATATGGTTCGACGCGTCGTAAGAAATCGTGATGTTCTGGGTCGGCGTGTAGGACAGACCCGTGCCGATCGTGAAGGTCTTGTTCCCGTTGCTGACAGTGTTGCTCGTCGTCGAGGTCGTCAGGTAGCGGTCGCCGGAGATGACCACATCCCAAGCCGCGTTCTTGCGGGCATACTGCGAGCCGTCCGAGGGGGCGTCGTTGACCACAGCCAGGGAGCCTAGGCCGAGGTTAGTCCGGGCCGTGGAGGTGTTCGCCAGCCCTGCCAGATTCCCGGCCTTGGCCAGATAGTCCGACATTCCCGCGAGGGTCTGGTAAGTGGTGCTGGCCGTGGCGCTGGTCAGGTAGGGCGTCAGCGCCGAAGCCGTCAGAAACGAAGAGGGGTTACCCGTCAGGGGATAGAATCCAGCGGTCACCCAAGACTCGGTCGCCAAGCCCGTCAGGTTGACCGTCACCCAGTCAGTCGCGTAATCAACGCCCGTGGTCGTCTTCTGAAGGAACTGCCCAGCCGTGCCGCCAGCAGGGACTCCTACGCCAGGGGCTCCAGCAGGGCCGGGGACGCCGACCGAACCCGTCAGGGTGCCAGGGACGATGCCCGAGATGGTGCCCGAGATGGTAGACTGGTCAGCGGAGAATACCCCCGAGATGGTCCCGAAGGTCGAAGCCGTCGAGGTGATCGTCGCGTCGGGCATGGCTTAGACGGTGACGGAGTCGATGACGTTGACGCGGAATAGTTCGGTGCGCGAGATGGTCGAGCCCGGGAAGACGAACTTGATGTCCCATTTGCCGAGGCCGATCGCCCAGTCAGCCGTCGAGCCCGGGTAGGTCACCGTGAAGGACAGGCCGTCGCCGGCCTTGGTCACCGTCATCGCGTAGACGTTGTTCTGGCGGTCTTCGAGGGACGAGCTGATGGTCGTCGTCAGGAGGTTGGCCGGACCCGTCGCCCCGGGCGTCCAGGTAAAGGTGCAGGCGAAGGTGTTACCCTGCGAGACGGTTACTTGATTAGTGCAGCTCATCGGGTCTTAACCTTGCCCCGATTGGAAGGGGGGGTCAGTCGTTAGGAGTTACCTCAGAAACGGTCGTACCTCCGAAATTGTAAGTAGTGCTTGTCCCTGAACCGTAGACATCATTCGGCACGATTATACTAAAAGCCGCGTTGGCTGGAACATAGTAAGAGCTAGCAATCGGAACCGTACAGAAATTGGTATCAGTAGGAACTATGGCCGTATACGTATTGTCGTAAGTTACAGTCACAGAGGGGGGGCTGTCTACTGTTACGGTTACCACGATGCGCGTGAGCACCGTAATGGTTCGTCTGAAATAAAGCGGGTGATTGAACGTGATGAAAATGTTATACTTCTTGGGATTAACAGAATCACCAAAAGCATTAGCCTCACAAATAACGCTACCGACTCCAGTCTGTTGCAAAGCCACGCCACAAAGTTCCGCAGGACATACCGGAGAATCCGGAGTCGGAGAAGGGTTAGACTTAAACTGATCGTATTCGACCGTACCTCCTTCTGATGTGCCGTAAGCCGTTGACTCTTCGAATTGCGCGCCAGAGAAATTATATTCAGGCGTCGGGTCGGTCGAATTGTAAGGGGGTCCGATAAGCCTGAAATACGAAGTCAGATAACTGGCAGAACCGCTCGATGGGACTTCAGACCAAAGCGTCCAAGTCCTGATGGCTACGCTCCTTCCATCGGTGCTCATTTCCTCATTCGGAGGGGTGCCTGATGTGGCGCTGGGCGGGAAACTGCTCCTGATGTAAACATACCCATTATAGGAGACCAATGCTCCTGGCGAGTAGGACACTCCAGAGTTCCAAGGGTCTGCCATTTAATTGATAATATCCCAGTACCAAGTCGCGGTGCTGGCTCCGGCCTTGAGCCTGTTGACGATCAGGTTGCCCATCGAGCTAAGACGCACCATGCTGAAAACTCCGCCGCCCGGTGAGTTAATCTTAGCTAGGGGATAGTAGCCGGTCGTGTTGGTATCGGCGGGCACGGTCGCCCCGGATACGAAAGCAATCTCTGCGGTCCGCGGGAAGAACTTGTTCACCTCGTAAGTCACGCCGACCAAGATGTAGCCTTCCCCTGTGACCGTGATCTGGGGAGGGGTTGTCGCGTCGATGTATACCGAGGAAATCTGGGGGATGTAACGATTGACCGTGCCAGGGGTGATGGTCACCTTGTTGTCGTTAAGATACGGGACCAGCGGGCCGTCAGATGAAGGGGTCAGGTCGAAGGGCTGGTTCGTGTTGATGCTGAAACCATAGCCCCCAGAAGTGAAGCCATACCCGCCTCCTGGTTGAATCTTGCTCATACGGCCTGATAGACTTCGCCCGGGTAGCCTTCGCGGTTGAAGCGCAGCTCGTAGTTAATCTTGAAAATGAGAGGCGTGCCTGAAGCTTGGATGCAGTAGTCCTCAAAGGACACTTGGGAAAGCATCAAAGTAGGACGCACCGCCCCCTTGACGGTCGCCGTCCAACTGGTGCCAAGATGGTCGGGGAGCAGCTTCGTCCCGGAGAAGGCGTTCGTCACGCTGGTCTTGCCGACAGCGTTACGCATGGCCGTCACGACGGCTACGTCCTTAGTGTAGATGCAACCAGAGAATGAGGTGGTCGGGGCGAGATATTGATTCTTGCCGTAGTAATACTGCTTGTCTGCCGTCCCAGAATCAAGGAACCCAACGAACCCGCCCGCATTAGTGGTCGTGCCTTTGAAGTGAGCCCCGAAAACGCCGCCGACCTTATACTGAGAGTCGATGGTGGACGTAGTGAAAGTCGTCCCATTGCCGGCGATGGCTGTCGCGAAGCCGGTGGCAGGTCCGAAGAAGTTAGGGTGCGTCGTGATGTGATCTGACGTCAGGCCGTGCGAGGCCGTCACGTTGGGACGCGTGGTGTTGCCGACGGCGGTGGCGATGCCGACATAATCAGCCGTCACTCGGTCTACCTCGAGACTGTTTCGCGTAAGCGTGAACTTATGCACGAACAGGTCGGAGTATTGCGGATGAACTTGACCGCCGATGATGGCTGTTCCCCCTACCGACTGGTCGAGCAGATAGGTGGCCTTTGCGGTCAGGAGCCCGTAGCCGTCGGTGTCAAAGGTTGAGCCTGGTTGAACAAACTTAGAGGTGAGGGCGTTGCCTGCTTTGAAGAGAGCCATGGTTATTTGTTTTTGGTTAGAAGGGCTGCCCTAGAAGGGGAAGCATTGGCAGGGGTCTGAGGCGTGGCGCCTGACGCGGTGACGTCCTTGTAGGTGGCGGCATAGCCGAACTGTGCGGCGATAATTTCAAGCTGAGTCAGGGATGCCTTGGCGATGGCTTGCTGTTCCTGAAGAGCAGTCACGACCGGGTTGGCGCCGACTCCGATCACGTTGCCGGAGACTGAGCCAGGGATGGTCGGGCTGTCCTTTGGAACGGTCGTCGGGGTCTTAATCTTGGCGGCTTCTTCCTCTTTCTTGGTGCGGTCGGCGGCCTCCTTCTGCTTACGCTGGGTATCTTCCCATTGCGCCGCGGCCTTGCCTTCTGGCGACTGGGACCAGATGTCGAAGGCACGTTTCTGCACGTCTTCCTGCTTCGACATATTGGTCGTGAAGAGGGGGTTGATAAGATAGTTGCCGAGGTTTTCGCTGATCAGTTCCCTGCGTAGTTTCCTGCCTTCCTCTGTTTGCAGGAGAAATTGCCGAGTGACTTCAGCTCGTCCGGCCTTCGCGGATTCACTTTCCTTTTCCCGCTCCTGGCGTTCCTTGAAGAAAGCGGCCATGCGCTTTTCGTGAGATGAGACGAACATGCTGTCGCCCTTAGCCATCAGGTCCAAACCTTCCTGAGCCTTACGCCTAGCATCTTCGATGGCTCCGCTGATGGCACTGATCGTGCCCTGAATGAGGACCATCGGGGCCGCGAAGCCTAGGAAGATGTCTTTGAAGCTAGTCGAAAACTTCTTCTGGATGTCCTCGACTTGCTTGGAGAAAGAGACGGTGGCGGACTTGGCCTTGTCCATCGCTTGCGGGACGTCGGAGGTCGTCTTGATGTTGACTGTCAGGTCTTGGGCCATGTCAGGGGGTGCTTTCCTTTGCCGGATTGGAAGCAGCCGCGGCGGCTGCCTCTTTGTCTTTGGCTTCCTCCTCGGCCATGAAGGCTTCCTCCTCGGGCGACATGATCGCCACGTCGGCCCCCTTACGGATGGCCAGGGCGGAGTTCAGCCAGATGGCTTGGCACTCTGGCATTTCCCAAGCCCGCTGCTCGGTGATGCCATTGGCAATCAGGTTGGCCACGATGGACAGCGGCCAAGGCACCCCCTTGTCGCCGCCCCCTGACTTGGTCTTGGTCTGCTCCCAGAACTTCGGCCAGTCCTGTACCAAGATGTATTCCGCAAAGGCTTTAAGCAGGCGCTCAAAGCGTATCGAATTGCGGTTAAGGACAAGGATGCGGATTCGGTCCCGCCAGCCGATGTCGCCCAAGGGCTCTTCGGCGCACACTTGGCAGGCAAAGATAAGGTCGGCAGGCGTGACCCCTCGCGACCCGGTGACCAGCGGGGAGTCGAAGGCCATCAGGCGCACCCGGTACTTGAGGCACCAGGGGTAAAGAGTTCGACCCAGAATCCTGAAAGGAGCCGGGTCGACGTGAGCGTTGAGGAAGCGGCGGTCCACTATCCTTTAGACTGCCCCCTTTTCGGGGGTGTCAATTACGCGTAGGAGATGCCTTCGAAATCGACAGCAGTCACTGAGACGCTGGTGAAACCTTGGCTAGAGCCCTTATCGTCTACCTTCGTGATCACACCAGTGAAGCTAGCCGAAGCCGAGCCAGCAGGATATGCGGACTGAGTGTTGACCGTAAATGTGAGCGTGGACCCGAGGGTAGGGATAGACGAGGTCTTGGCGATGCCGTCGACGGTGATCTCGGACTTGCGGTCGTCGAGGCGGTGCGTGACCGTCAGACCGGCTTCGCTGATGACCGTGGCCTCGTTATTAAACGAGGACGAGAGGCTGTAGCTCTGGACGAAGAGGTTCGTGACAGTACCCGCGATACCGTAGACGCAGGTGGTTCCGTTTGAGATGGCGGCCATTTGTAATTGCGGGCTTTGGAATTAGGTCAGGCGGGCAGGACGACCAGCACGTCAAACGAGAAGGAAGTCGCCCAGGAGCGCTCGTCGATGCCCTCGTCTTCGGACTGCATCGTGACGTCGTAACAGGCCGCGTCGGTCGAGGCCACGAAGGCCGCCTTGATGCTGGTCAGGTCACGCATATTGCCGGACAGGGCGGCGCAGCGGGCACGGTGATCGGCGAGGGTCGTGTCGTCGGCGTTCGAGAAGAGGGTGATACGGACCGAGCAGCTGAAGTTGCCTTCGCCCTCGGGGAGGTCGGCAGGGCTGCGGGCAGACTCGCAAAGCACCACGGCCTTGGGCAGGGTCTGGGTCGCGGCGCTGTCCCCCGTCAGGAAGGCCACGGTGGTCAGCCCGGTCTGGGTGGATAGGTAGGTGGCCAAGGTGGCCTCTACGATGTGGCGGATGCTCTTCGTGCCCATTGTATCTTTGCCCGCTTTGGTAGGGAAAGGGGCTTGACGAGGCAGGGGGCGCGGCTTTTGCTTCAGGAGTTCCACCGATGCTCTGCCAACAGGACCCAGTGCTTGCCGCCTTCTTCGCCATCTTCGAGGATGCGGTCCCGCGTCAGCCCAAGCGCCGTTCGCCCAAGGTTCGCCGTGGGCCTATGCTGGCCCGCCTGTATGCTGGCGAGACCCCTGCGTCATATGTCTGCGAGCCCAAGGTCGACGGCCTCCGCGTCCTGATCACTGTGGACCTATCCCGCCGCGTCGTGCGCTTCGAGACCCGCAACGGAAACCCGATGCCCTCCCTCGACCATCTGGCCGACGAGGTCCTCGACCTCCTGGCTGGCAAGGACGGCGTCTGGCTGCTCGACGGCGAGGCCGTGTCCGGCAAGTCCTTCTTCACCTCGGTCGGTGCCCTCCGCTCGGAACAGTCCGCCGACGATGCCTGTGTCTGGCTGTTCGACCTTCCCTCCGTGGAGGGCGATTACAGCACCCGCCGCGCCTCGCTGGAGGCTTTGTTCGCTCAGTCCTACCCTACGTCCCTCCTGCTTATCCCAAGCGTCTCCTGCACCCCAGAGGAAGCCTTTGTCCGCTTTACCTCCGAGGGCTTTGAGGGTGCCATGGTCAAGGATACCGCCGCCCCCTACTCCCACGGCCTTCGCTCCAGGGCTTGGCTCAAGGTCAAGGACGCCGACACCACTGACGCCGAGATCGTCGACGTGGTCGAAGGTGAAGGCAAGTGCGCCGGGATGGCTGGCCATATCGTCGTGCGCTGCGGACGCCGCCTGGTCAATGTCGGCACCGGCATGGATAACGCTACCCGCACCGCCCTGCTCGCCGACCGCTCTCAGCTCATCGGCCAGACCGCCGAGGTAGATTTTCAGATGAAGACCCCGACAGGTTCCCTCCGCCACCCGGTCTTCGTCCGAGTCCGCGGGGACAGGTGATCACATCCCGTTCTTCTTGGCGGTTCGGGCGATGAACTTTGCTAGGTCCTTTTGCATCATCTTATCCCGATTTCCTAGCGCAAGGGTCAACGTATCCGCCGCGTCGGCGATGTAGTTGACGTTGCCGAGGAGGTTCTTGATCTGGATGAAGACCTCCTTGACGGTATAAGTCTGCGTGGCCGAGCCTAGGCCGCCATGTCTGGCCACCCACATGGTGTCTCGCAGCTTGGCGCCGAAGCGTCCGCTTGCGACGTTGGACTGCATAGGCGGCTTGAGCATCGTCAAAGCCCGAAGCCATCCGGCCTTAGTCTTCCCGACGGCCATCTGGCGTTCCCTGATATACTCATCGAGTTCTTGCTTTGACTCAACCAGGAGCCGAGGGACGCCGATCTTCTGGCCTCGCTTGATGCGTCCACCAAACTTAGCCTTAACGCGGTTGTGATGACCACGCAGGTCTCGGGCGTAGTCCTGCGTTCCGTAATCGCTTACGGCAATCGGCACGCGGTTGAGGTAGTTCTTCGCCTTCAGGAACGCCCGGTCATAGTTCTGGTCGTTCAGGATTTTTGTCATGATCGGCGAGATGCGTAAGGTCTCGATGCGAGACTTCTTGATAATCTTATCAAAGGACGCGCGGTTGTTCGTCTGCGCGGCATGGGCCAGACTCTGGAAAACAATGGCCTTCTGGCTGTTGATGTTTCGGTCCCCTACGGCCACGAAGATTTTGCGGATGTCTCCGGCCACGGCGCCTTCGCCCGCTTTCTTGGCCGCGTTGGAAAGACCTTGCCCGCCACCAGCTGCCATCGGGGGGGTGAAGACGGACAAGTCCTGGCATAAGAGCATAGCCTGCTTTGTGGCGGCGCTCTGGCTGTCCATGCCAATCTCTTTGGCCACCCTATCAAGTGTGGCTTTAAACTCTTCTAGCGACTTCCGCGGGATGCTGACCGACACCACGGCCTTGTTACTGGTTATCGTCGATGACGACGAGCGTGATCCATGCCGACCCGGGCTTGTAGGTCTGGGTCGTGATGCGGACGGTCTTCCCGCCGGCCACGATCTTCTTGCCTTGGCCTAGGGAGGCGATGGGCACCCCTGCCGACAGTAGGGCCGCCGATGCCCCCATAGACCCGTCTGGCTGGCTCCAGGAGGCCGTTAC